AATAGCACACTTTACTTACAATATGACTGGTGAGAACCCTGTTTATGGAACAAGTATGATTGAAAACATACGTGTTGCTCTAAAATCATATTTACAATTTTCACAAGATACTGCTGTCATTTATCATAGAAAAATAAATGCACCATATCATGCAAAAGTAGGTAATGACAATTATCCTGTAACTTCTGAATCCCAATTAGATGGAGTCAGAGATAAATTTTCTTCTTTAGACCCTGATGAAGAGTTTATAACTTCTTATCTTGTAGACATACAAACAATTGGTTCACGTGGGAAAATACTTGACTTATCACCTTTCGTTAAATTTTTCCAGAACAAATTGATTTTTGGTTTACAAACTCCACAATTTTTGCTTGGAATCCCTGAAGGGTCTAATAGAAGTACAGCAGATGCTCAAATGGAGGCTTGGGATATTAGAATTCAATCCCTCAGAGATGACTTTAATGAGCAGTTTAATGATAAAGTTCTTAAAAAAACCCTTGGAAAGAGTCTTCCAAATGTTAAATTTAAAATAAAATGGGGCATATCTGATGTAAAAAAACAAGCAATGGGTGAACACCTTGCAAAATTCTTTGATAGCAATAGATTAATCCCTGATGTATTGCTGGTTGGATTTACAAAGAAACTTGCAGACATATACAATTTAGAAATAGATGAATCTAAAATAGAAATTCCAAAAAGAATTTCTGGGAATAATAATGACAAATCAAACAGCACTTCAAAGAGCGACAAAGTTGATAAATCAAGAGAATAAGAGACCTGATTGTGAACTTTGTGGTGCAAAAGAAGCGGGATGGATAATCTATGCTGGAAAAATAATGTGTGGAAATTGTAGAAAGGTAATTTTAGATGCAGAGAATAAGGTTAAAAAAGAACAGCAAGAAAAATTCTTTCAAAATATAAGCGATAAATTTATAAAGCCAAAAAAGTGATTACCTACTCTAAAATAGAAACAAATAAAAAGATATAATAACTACTTCTTAGTAGCCCATGACAGTAAAAAGATGTCCAAGATGTAAACAAAGATATAGTGTTCCAAAAAACACAATAGATTTTGTACATGAATGCAATTCAGGAAATAAAGTTCTTGATGAAGAAGATACACTTGACATTACAAAAAACAACTGGAATTTACAAGGAGCACCAAATAAACTATTTGGGACTAATGCATGGATAAAAGGAAAAGACTTAGAGAGAAAGACAAAAAGAGGAATTAGGGCTTCAACTGTAAAAACAGAACAACATTATGAATTTATAAAATTGGAGGAATAAAATGCCATATAATACAAATGCTGATTTACCAGATAAAGTGAAAAAGAACTTATCTGCTCACCAGCAAACAATATTTAGGAAAACATTTAATTCAGCATTAAAGCAATATAATGATGAAACAAAAGCATTTAAGGTTGCTTGGTCTGCTGCAAAAAAATCAAATCAATCAGGTGAAATAAACCTTTATGAAAAAGTCACATTCAATTTAAGTGTTCCATTACTTATATCTGAATCTGTAGGCAATAAATTAGCAGTTGGTGGGCTTGCAGTATCTGAGATAACATCATACAATGGTATTACTTATGTTGAAGAAGAACTAATTAAAGCTGCTAAAAGTATGAAAGGAATACCAATACTTAAAGACCATAAAGTGGAAATAGAAAGTATTGTTGGTAGGGTTGAAGAAGCATCATATAATTATTCTCAAAAAGGTATTGTATTTAAAGGGAATATTATGGATGAAAAGATTAAAGAAATGCTTCAAGATGGGAGGATAAGTCATGTTTCTATTGGTGCTATGGCTAAGATAGAAGAGGTTGAATTAAAAGACGGGAATTACGCTCATGTTGCACGGGATATAAAAATTGTAGAGTTATCCCTAACACCAGTTCCTGGTGTGGAAACTGCTTCGATTGCTTGTGCAATATCGGAATCTCTTAACTTGCAAACGCAAGAAACAAAGGAGGAATTAAATATGAAAAAGGAAGATAACCTTGAAAATTCCAAGATTGATGAGAACAAAGAAGAAAAGAAAGAAGATGTCAAAGAAAATGACTTCACAGAAATGCTTGTTGAAATAAACAAAAGATTATCAGCAATCGAAGAAAAATTAAAGGAAAAAGAGAAAGAGCCTGAAAAAACTGAAGAATCTACAGAATCTGAAGAGGAAGAAGATGAAGCTAAAGAAGATAAAGATAAAGAAGAAGTTGCTGAATCTGCTGAAAAAGAAGAGGATGAAGATGAAGAAGTTGAAGAAAAGGCTACAATAAGAAATACCCAAGAACAATCTGAGCTAAATGAAAGTGAAGATGACTTAGTGGTTGAACACTATGGTGGGAATAAATATGGATTCTACAGAGAATCCAAGTGGAGGAATTAAAGATGGGAGCTTATGATGGAGTTTTAATGCTTCAAGACACAAACGGACCATTCACAGCTATGGCTGGAGCAGCTATACAAAGTGGGTGGATAGTTAAAGCAATTTCCTCAGATGATGTGGTTGTATCAGGAACAAGTTCATATGCAACATCAGACATTATAGTTGATGTTACATCAGACAGCTTGAGCAATGTTGGTATAGCTTTAACTTCAGCAGCATCTGGTGCGGAAATAACAATTTTAAGAGAAGGCATATATATATTGCCAGCAGGTTCAGGAGCAGTAACATCAGGTTATGAAGTAACTTCTGATGGTTATGGTTCTGGTACGACTCTTGCGGCAATGGTTTCAGACAACACAATAGGTACTGATTCACCAATAGGACATGCCTTAACAGGAGCAAGTGCAGTTACAAAATATTGTATAGTTGCACTTAATTTATAAAGGAGGAGAAAAATATGAGTATGTTAGAAGGAGTAACAATAAAAGAGTTTCTGACTACTGACGCAGGTACTGAAGGGTCTAAACTTATTGTTAAAAAAATATACGACACTTTGCTTGAAGAAGCAGAGAAGAGAAAAATACCAAGAGAATTAGCTGCTCTACAGATAGGACCAAGTGGAATACCAGGAAGTTCTGTTGATGTGGATTATGCTGATAAAGATTCAATGGTTATTAGAAAAGTTGCTGAAGGGGCACTAATACCTTTAACAGCTGAAACATACAGTTCATTTAATATGAAACCAGCAAAATATGGTGGAAGAATAGCAATCACATCAGAAATGATGGAAGATTCTAAATGGGATATGTTGTTACGGAATGTTAAAAGAGCAGGTATTGAAATGGCAGAGAATGAAACTTCATTGATTATAACTGATGCACTTGACAGTGCTGCAAATACGCAGGCAGGTTCAGGAGCTATAACAATTTCAGACATTACTACAGCAATGCAGTATTTAGAAGATTCAGATTATGTTGGTACAGATATGTTGATTGGTTCAGAGATAGCCAATGACTTAAGAAACATAGACACTTTCGTTGAAGCAGACAAATCTGGCGTTATGAACCCAAGTAAATCATTGATTGGAAGAATTTTTGATATGGCTGTTTGGAGAGTTTCAGGTAACCTAATAACAAGTGCGTATGCCTATATTATAGACAGAGATTATGCATTCGTTATTGCTGAAAAGAGACCAATGACATTCAAGAATTATGATGAAGTTCCAAGTGATATGCAGGGCGTTACAGTAACTCAAAGAATTAGTGTAAGGTATTTGTTTTCAAGTGCCATATGTAAAATTACAACTTAAACTTTGTTTTTATTTTGTTGTTATTTTAAAATAATAAAAAGGAGGAGAAAAAAATGCCAAATATATTAGACGGATTGTCAGGTGGTGGAGGTGGAGCTGATTATACATCAGGAACATTTTCTGGTAATGTCACAATAGGTGATGCATCAGGAGATACTTGCACCATATTAGCTACGACAACAATTACACCAGCAGTAACTCTTGAGGGTGGAGTATCGGGAGACTTCACATACACTGGACACAAAGATAATCAAATTATGCTTTTCAATGCTTGGAACATAGTTTCAGATTGGACTAATGGAACAGATGGGTGTGCAAGACTTGCAGCAAGTAAATCAGCTAAAAAATTTGTTGTTCCACTTTCAGGCTTGAAGGTTGGAGATGAAATAAAAGGCTTCAGAATTGTTGGGCAGGTTGAATCAGGTGGAGAAGATGTTGTGCTTGATGCAGACTTAAGAAAAGTCACTAAAGGTACAGCAGATGTTACAGACGCTTCAGTAGGAGCGATTGCACAAACTACAGTTTCAGCAGATACTTCAATTGATATTGAAAAAACATTTACAGCAGTAACAATTGCTTCAGATTATCAATATTATGTGTTAGTTACATCCACAACAGGTTCATCAACAGATGTAGCTATTGCAGGAATAGAGGTAGACATAAATAGGAAGTAAACACTATGCACCTTGTATTATTGGTTGAAGGTTTCCCAAAGCATTTGGAAGAGTTTATTAAAGACTTCAAGTCAAGGAAATTTGGAGAAGATAAATCACAGCATCCAACTGTTAGGGAAATTCGACTTTATAATGTAGTTACAAGAAAACAAAATATGCCTTATGTGATAAGTGCTTTAAAGAAATCACCAAATTATGGTTATGGTTTCAGAAAGTACTTTGATAAGATTGTTTCTATTGTAACAAAAATGTTACGGTTGAAGCAACCAAAAGACGAACACAAGGAAGTAGAAGGATTTAAATTCAGGGGAGTACATTTTCAGATAATAGGTATACTGGATGACCCAAAAAGTAAAGGAACTGAAGCACATCCAAAAGGTCAAGAATTGACTTAAAAAAGGAGGAAATGAAATGAGTATAGATAGATATGGTGTGTATTTAACAAGTGATGGTAGTGGAGATGCTACTGGAACAATACATGCACCACCAGGAATATTGAGAGAAGTATTAGTTGTAAATGTGGCAGCCACAAAACCAACAGATAACTGGGATTTAACACTGAAAAACACTATACAAGGTGTGACACACAACTTATTAGTGGATGAAACAGTATCACAAACGGGAGCAATTAGATATGCACCAGGAGCCTTAGGAACTGATGGTTCTGATGGTACAGACTTAACACTTACTGAATTACAAGTAGTAAGTTGGAGTACTATTTCAGTTATTGGTGCAAATATGGGTGACACCAAGAATGCATGGATATATGTAATGATTGAACACTGAGGTGATTTTATGTCAAATAGTAGAATTACCATTAAAGAGTATGTAGATGAAAGAATAACTACTCTTGAGAAGCGTTTTGATAGACTTGAAAACAATCATTTAAAACATCTTCAGAAACAAATAGAAAATCTTGACACCAAACTTGATAAGTTTAGTGAAAGCATTAATAAAACATTGCTTAAACATACTGTTATGTTAATTCTTATGGGCAGTGCGTTAGGAATTTGGCAATATCTTGGAGGAATATTATGACAACAACCACAGGAAGTATTGCAGATAAGGTTTGGAGAGCATTTCCAGATATGCCTAAAACATTGTCTGGTGCAGCATTAAATGATATGGTTGAAGATGCAAAGATTGATGTCCAAAATTATGTTGGAATAACTATTTCTTCAAATGCTATTGAAGAAGAATACCAGCCAGTAATTACTTCACTTGCTAAAGGACAAATATGTTCTTCAATGAGTGGAAAGGGTGTTGGATTTGATTTCAATATAACAGAATTTAAAATAAATAAAACAGGCAATGCTCATGAGAACCTTGCAAGGTTCTATTTTGCTGATGCAGCAAGCAAGTTTAAAAGATTGCCTTTTAGTGGATTTAGTTTCAAAAAGGCGAATGGATAATGTCAGATATAAATCAAGTAATAGTAGATTGGGATAGAGTTGTAGATACTTATGGAATGACTATTTGGAGAGCTATAGGTTCTAAAATATATGGTTCTAATACAGATTATGATGAAGCAACTTGGGTTTCTGCAGGAAGCGAAACAGTTAAAGCAATAGTTCTTCCATTGAGTAAAAGAATGTATTCTGCAGAACAACAATATGTCATACAGGGTGCATTACAAGAAAAGGATTATAAAATGTTTGTTAAAGCATCTGGAACTTATAACACAGAAGATAGATATGTGTTTGGTGGTGGAAGCTATTGGACTGTAAAGATGCAACCACCAGCATTACCTTGTGGAAGCGAAGTTTATAAAAAGATATACATACGTAAATTTGATTAGATGGCAACAGTTAAAACACGCAAGGGTGGATTTTCACTTATATTTAAGGGTGGAGAAGAATTAATTGTAAAACTTAAAAAAGTTGGTAAAGAAGCTATTGATAATTTAGATAAAGAAGGAGAAGCCATAATAATGAAAAATTTTTATAATCCACTAATGAATAGATTGAGAGTAGTACCACACCCAAAGAATATAACTTTTGAATTATCAGACAGTTTTTAACTGTTAAAATTAGACAAAGGTTTATGGTTCTTTGGGCAATTACCAATTAGGGGAGAAGCACACACAGGTCCTTTTACATATGGTGCTTATCTTGAATATGGATTTAGGCATGTTTTAACAAATAATTTTGTAAGGTATCCTTTTTTTAATCCAATTATAATGAAAGGTAAAAAATCATTCATTGATGATATTAGAAAAAGTATAAACAGGACTTTAAGAACAATGTCTTCATGAATAGAAACAAATAAAAACCCATCACACTTATTACTATTGAGTAAAAACTCTAAAAGTCTTTCCAAGTGAGGTAAGACTGTGCCAAGTGAGGTTCAATGACAACAATACATGATGTGGGTATCTTAAGGGAAAGTGTATTAGCAATGCGTGATTTTATTGCATCAGGAATTACAGACCCAATAGTGGGTACAAGA